CTGTTCATTGTGTTTGTATAGTAGGAGGTAATACCGATGAAGTTTCGAGACCTTTACCCCGACAACGCCTACATCTTCACCTTTAGGGAAGATGGTAGGTCGGTTCCTGCCGCTGTCGTGACGCCGATAGGCAACGGTATGGCAATCTACGAAGATTGCATCGCACTGGTTGAGAAGCAGATGCCGATTGAGGAAGCCTTCTCGAAGGCTCGTCACAAGAAATCGCTGCTAACGCAGCGTCACTGAGTTGACAATTACGGGGTAACGTAAGTAACTTACGATATCCCGAAACCCTGTAAGGAGTATTACAATGACTAAAAATATCTTTGGTAAGACTGCAAAAGTTGATGCACCATATGCAATTTTCAAGGCACCTCAGATGAATTTTGAGTGGCGTGTGTTGAAAACATATCAACGTCCCGATAAGGAAATGGAGAACCAATACGCCAGATGGTTTGTTGCTGCACGTAGTGACATGACATATGGATCGTGGGAGTATGGTGATACATACGTACGGGACATTGTAGAGTATGGTACTCTGGTTGAAGCAGTACCACAATGGTATGAGCAATACGGAGATTGAGTTATGAAACTATTATCAGTCAATGCAGACGCTAAGACTATCAAAGGAACCAAGCAGGGTTTTCTGACGGGTATCCTGTACCTTGCACCACACAGAGTATCGGGGTATAATATGTGTAGTGGTGCATCGCTTGGTTGTTCCAGTGCGTGTCTGTATACAGCAGGGCGTGGTAAAATGTCAAATGTACAGCAGGCACGTATCAGAAAAACCAGGTATTTCATGGAACAACGTGCGTTGTTTATGCATGATCTACGCATGGATATTCAACGTCTGGTTTACAAAGCTCAACGAAAGGGTATGCTGCCTGTCGTCAGACTGAACGGCACCAGTGATTATCCATGGGAAAGTACTGGTATCATGGACGAATTTCCAGACGTACAATTCTATGACTACACAAAGATACTCAAACGTGCATACAAGTATGGCCGTGGTAGTATGCCGTACAATTATCATTTGACATTCAGTCGAAGTGAAAGCAATATGACTGACTGTTGGATGGCCTTGTCTAATGGCTGCAATGTATCCTTTGTGTTTGACAAAGTGCCTACGAATTATGTATGGAATGCACGTAATGCATGGGATCATGTGCCTGTCACATACAAAGTTATTGACGGTGATCAGGATGACCTACGTTTCCTTGATCCTGATGGCGTGATCGTCGGTCTAAAAGCCAAGGGTCAGGCACGTAAAGATACAAGTGGTTTTGTTTTACAGGAGAATTAAATGACTAAGTATCCTTTGGATGTTGCCTATGATGAATATGGTAAGGAAGATTTAGATAAAACGTATCGTAATGCTGTATTAAATGTACGCTACTTTGTTGAGAGAGAAGGTTTAGATTGGCAGGATGCGGTCTATAGAGTTGTGGATCATATGCACCTGGTATACACTGAAGAAGATAAACTGTATGAGGAAGCGGAGTTACATTACAATGTCACATGATGAGCTATTAACGATACCAGATTTTCTTAAACGTGAACCACAACCAGAACCAAAATACAAAGAGGTTAAGAAGAAGTGGTGGATGCCAGACTTATTAGCGTACAAGAAGGAACAGGAAGAACGAGAAAAACGTAAACAGGAACTTGAAGAAGAGAAGCTTAACAAACAGGAACGTAAAGCAAAGAAGAAACGTACACAGAATTATGTTGTTGATGCTATCAAGAAAGAGTATAATACTTTGGGAAAGATGGTGAAGTTTATACCTAATGCAGAGGAGAACGAGATACGGGCAGCACTACGTAAGCTTATTAGTCTGGGTGATATTAAGAAAGTTTCGCGTAAAGTTTATAGTGTAACCTAACATGAGGTATAAAAATCATGAACATTTTCTATTTACATTCTGATCCTGTTACGTGTGCCGAATGGCATTGTGATAAGCATGTAGTCAAGATGATCCTTGAGTACGCTCAGTTGCTGTCTACAGCGCATCATGAACTCGATGGTACACCGGCAGTAAACTGCTACAAATCAACGCACAAGAACCATCCTAGTGCCATCTGGGCTAGGACTAACCGCAAGAACTATCGTTGGCTATGGCGTTTGCTTGATGCTACATCTACTGAATACACCCACCGTTATGGTAAGGTACATGCCACAAAACTAAAAGGTATTGTAGATAGTCTTGAGTACTGTCCGTATGAATTACGTGAAGGTATTGACATGACGCCAATGCCACAGTGTATGCCAGATGAATATAAAGATCAGTCATCTATCCAAGCGTACCGAAAGTACTACCTTGGTGACAAAGCTTACATGGCTAAGTGGACTAAACGTGATGCACCATACTGGTGGAAAGTATGAAACAAAATATTGAAAAGCTTATGGACTTGGCAGAGTATACAGCATACCTTTCGGATAGGAGTAAGCATAAGACTGGATGTGTATTGACAGACAAAAAGAATAACGTTATATCCTTTGGATGTAACTCTAACAAGACGCACCCTACCCAATTTATGTATGCAACAAAGGCTGGTAATCCTTTGGCATGTCATCTACATGCAGAGATAAGCGCATTAATACGCATTAAGTCTGAGACCAATGTTGATCGTGCGTATGTAGTAAGAGCTATGAAGAATGGTAAGAGAGGTATGGCTAAACCATGTAATATTTGTAAGGCTGCACTACTTGACAAAGGTATCAATCAGATATATTATTCTAATAAGTATGGTGAAACAACTCTATTAAGGTGGACAGACAATGAATAAAATCTATCGAAAAAATACTAGGGAAATTTCTACAGGAGTAGATGGTAAGTACAGGTTGTGGGTTCTGATGGACAGGCGTAAGTTATGTATGATTGATAACAGTAAGTTAAAGCATGTTGTTGATCCCTATTTTACCCTGCCGATTTGGGTCTTGACAGAGGTCAGTAAATCGTATAACTTTATATTGAAAGCACACAATACCTTTGCATACAAAGAAGAATGGACAGGGGAGTTGTAATGCGTTGTTATATTTGTGATAGGATATTGTCTCCAAGAGAGATTGTATTTGATAAAAAAAGTAAATCTTATAAACCATGTTCATATTGTCTAGATAAAATAAATACTTCCATACATGAGTTAGAAGAAGATAATCCATTGGAGAATAACAATGAGACATCCTTATACTAAAGAAAAATTTATAAGACACTTACCATGTTTCCATTGTTCAAGCTCTGATGCTAATGGAGAGTATGAACATAGTTATTATTGTTTCAGTTGTAATACATACACTAGAAAGGAAAATAACTCTATGCCTAATCTTGATCTTGTTCATAACAGTGAAGATACTTTGTTGAATGAGGAAGAAGAAGTAGTAGAACTTACAGAGATTGACAGTGCTTATGTAGGTCCATTACATGATCGTAACATTACTAAAGATACTGTAGGTTTTTATGATGTAAGATTACAAATTACAAATGGAGTAGTGACTAAACATTATTATCCTTATACTAATAAAGATGGTCACAAGCTTGCACATAAAGTTCGTATTGTATCTACTAAAAAGTTTCTAACAGAGGGCAGCATCAAGGACTCTGTCTTGTTTGGTCAGAGTAAGTTCACATCAGGCGGTAAGTATGTTACTCTTTGTGAGGGTGAGATCGATACCCTTGCCACGTTCCAAATGAACGGCAGTAAGTTTCCCACTGTTGGTGTACGATCCGCATCATCTGCATACTCTGATTGTAAGCGTAACTTTGAATGGCTCAATTCTTTTGAGAACATCATTATCTGTATGGATAATGACGAGGCTGGAAAGAAAGCAGCGAAGGTTGTTGCTTCCCTGTTTCCTAAAAAGAGTAAGATCATGAAGCTCCAATACAAGGATGCAGGAGAATATCTGGTCAATAATAAAATTCAGGAGTTCAGTATTGCATGGTGGCAAGCGGAACGCTATCGTCCTGATGATATTCTCAGTGGCTTTGATCGTATGTGGGAGATTGCACAACAACCAAGGGCGCAAGCATTGTTCACCTATCCTTGGAGTGATCTCAATAAACTTACATACGGTCTGAGGACATCTGAGTTTATTGTTGTCACTGCCGGTGCAGGGATGGGTAAGACACATGTGACACGGGAGATTGTCCATCACTGTCTTAAAGCAACTGACCAGCATATCGGTGTGATCTATCTTGAAGAGACATCATGGGAAACTGCCCTTGGTGTGGCATCTGTTGATTGCAGTATTCCTCTGCATCTTCCAGACGCACACTACACAGAAGAACAAAAGCGTATTGCTATCCAAAACACATGGGGTACAGACAGGCTGCATACTCTCAATGAAAGCTGGAGAGAAAACAGTCTTGAGTATTTGACAGACAAGATCACATACTTTGCCAAAGGTCTGGACTGTAAGCTTATTATTCTGGATCATATAAGTTTTATGGTATCAAATGTACCTGGTGATGAAAGGAAAATGCTTGATGAAATTGCCCACAATCTTAAAGCACTCACAGTCGAACTTGATATATGCCTACTTGGAGTGTGCCACACAAAGCGACAGTCAACGAAACCTCTTGAGGAAGGCGGTCAGACAAGCCTCTCTGATCTACGAGGAACGGCAGGAATTGGCCAACTGGCTAACATCGTTATCGGATTGGAACGTAATGGACAGGCGGAAGACCTACGTGAACGGAACACTACTCTCCTGCGTGTGTTAAAAAATAGGTACAGTGGTATGACAGGCCCAAGTTCTCGCTTGCTTTTTGATCGGGTTACGTATAGACTGAGTGAAGAAGAAGATGTTGTGAATGGAGAACCAAATGGATAAACGAACAGTTGTCTGTGATGTTGAAACAGATGCACTGTTACATAATGTAACCAAGATACATTGTATTGTATGTAAGGATTATAATACAGGTGAAGTATACACATGGAATCCTGATACTCTGAAAAACTTTGTAGACTTTAGCAAAAGTGTAGACCATTGGATTGGGCATAACTTTATTGCTTTTGATTCCAGAGTGCTGAATAAAATACTTGGTATTAAAATTAAACCAAGCAAAGTAACTGACACTTTACTTGTGTCACGCTTACAACAGTACTCACGTAATGGTGGACATTCGTTGGAAGCATGGGGTCATCGACTGAAGCATCCAAAGTTAGAGCATAAAGACTTCTCAGAATACTCAGAGGAAATGTTAACCTACTGCATCAACGATGTTGAGCTTACATATAAGGTAGCATGTTATTTAAAATTAGAGGGCAGATTGTTCGGCAGCGAAAAAGCAAACAGGATTGAACATCTTGTTCAACATCTTCTGGAAGAACAGACAGAGTATGGGTTTGCTTTGGATGTGCAGAAAGCGCATCAACTTTTTGTCCTATTCCACAACAAAGCAAATGAATTAGAAAGAGAGGTACTTGCAGAGATAAAACCAAACGTTGTCCTGATCAAAGAAGTTACTCCTAAGTATACAAGTAAAGGAGAGTTATCAAAGGTTGGATTAAAGATGTTCGGACCAGAGTACATAAATGTTGGCGGTCCCTTTAGCCTGATTGAATGGAGAGACTTTGATTTAAAATCTCCCAAACAAAAGGTTCAAAGACTTGAGCCATACTGGAATCCAACAGTCAGGACAAAGGGCTATCGAACTTTACAGGAGAAACTTAATCTTGGTATGATTAAACAGGAAGAGTTTGATCTTAAACAAAGATATATGTGGCAGCTTTGTGAAGAAAACTTTTCAACGATCAAACCTGATGCACCACAAAGTCTTAAAAAACTTGGTGACTATGCCATGTATATATCACGCTATAAGGAAGTAGAAGGATGGTTAGATGCACTTGGAAATGATAACAGGGTACACAGTAATGTCTTTTCTATTGGTGCTATCACACATAGGATGGCACACAACTCTCCTAATATGGCAAACATTCCAGGAGTTTCTTCACCGTTTGGTAAGGAATGTAGAGAATGCTTTACTGTATCTAACCCGAATACACATGTCTTATTAGGGTGTGATGCTTCAGGTATTCAACTCAGAGTACTGGCACATTATATGAATGATCCAGAGTACACCAATGAAGTTCTTAATGGTGACATTCACCATAAGAATTTGGATGCAATGGGTATTGATAAAGGAGAATGGAACGATGAAACTAAACAATGGTCTAATAGAAGAGTCGCAAAGACTTTCATCTATGCGTGGCTACTTGGCGCTGGTGATGAGAAGGTCGGCCTTATTACAGGAGGAACTCCGGCAGATGGACGTAGAGTTAAAGAGACTTTCCTTGCTTCTCTCCCATCCCTCGCCAATCTTAAACAACGAGCAGCAGATGCAGCTACCTCTGGAAGACTTACAGGATTAGACGGTCGAAAGATAGAAATCAAGTCTGCACACTTTGCTTTATCCGCCTATCTTCAGGGTGCAGAGTCTTGCATAATGAAGTATGCTATGTTACTCTGGCATAAGAGAGTAAGAGAAAATAATCTGGATGCACGGCAAGTTGCCATTGTGCATGATGAATTTCAAGTGGAAGTTAGAAAGGAACATGCTGATGCTGTAGGAAATATTATAGTCAAGTCCATTCGGGATGCAGGAAAGTACTTTAATTTGAACTGCCCTATGGATGGAGAGTACAAGATTGGAAAAAATTGGTATGAGACACATTAAATTAGTTGACAGTTTAATCTGTCTTAGATATACTAAGCTATATTGAAAAGGAGTTTCCTCACATGGCTACTTTAGCAATCAAAACACTAGAAAACGTTACCTTCTTCTGGCCATTTCTAAGTAAGAAAAATGAAATGGCTAATAAGTACACACTTGATGTCTGTAATCTTAATAAGGATCATATCAAGATTCTTCAGGATATGCAGCTTGGTCCACGTATCCGCACCAAGAATGATGATCGAGGTACTTTTATTACATGTAAATCAGCAAAGCCCCCGATTGTTGTTGACGGTACTGGTGAAAATATGGATGGTGTTGCCATTGGGAATGGTAGCAAAGGCCGTGTCACCATTCAAGCATATACAGGTACATATCCCGGTGTATTTGCTGGTCTTGGCAAGGTTGAAGTTACTAATCTTGTAGTATTTGGTGATGATACTGTTGAGGATGTTATGAAAGACTTTGATATCGCATCCTAAAATAACTATGGGCCAAGGTAGTGAGTGGCGGAAACGTAAATGTCCTTGGGTGCTGGTGAGAGGTGGTAGACCAGCGTCACCTTTAACATGAAAGAGAATATTATGGCTTTAAAAAATTTAGTAGATGACATATACACCACTGTTTCCTCTGGAATTGAAACAATGAATGAAGAAGCCATTGATTCTTTTCTTGATCAGATTAAACAAGCATTGTACAAACAATTAAGTAAGAAATCTCGTAAGACTTCTAATAGTCTACGTATGTCTAACATAGGTAGACCTAACAGATTACTGTGGTATGAAGTTAACTCTGATATTACTGAGGAACTGACACCAGATAACCGGATCAAGTTTCTTTTTGGGGATATCGTTGAAGCCTTGGTGTTGTACTTAACAAAGGAAGCAGGATACGATGTTACACATGAGCAACATGAAGTCGAAGTTGATGGTATTGTGGGACATACAGACTGTCAAATTAATGGTATTGTGGTTGATGTTAAGAGTGCGGCTAGTCGTAGCTTCACGAAATTTAAGGAAGGAACTTTGTCAGAAGATGACCCATTCGGCTATATCGCACAGGTTAGTGCGTATGCAACTGCATTTAATAAGAAGGAAGCTGGCTTCCTTGTAATGGATAAGCAGCTTGGACATCTTACTTATATGCCTGTTACTAAACTAATGGATATTCCAAAACGAATCAGTGAAGTTAGAGAAATTGTCAAGTCACCAACACCACCTGAGAAATGTTATGATGCCGTACCTGATGGTAAGTCTGGCAATCTTAAACTCTCTGTCGGTTGTTCATACTGTAAGTTTAAAACAGAATGTTGGTCTGATGCAAACTATGGTAAAGGTCTTCGCACCTTTCTGTATAGCACTGGTCCAAAGTTTCTTACGCATGTAGTCAGGGAACCTGATGTTCATGAAGTCAAGCAGTAAACATCATTGGATTGGAAAGAATCCTAATCCAGATAAGTACTTTGGTTTTGTATATGAGATAACAAATCTGACTACAGGGCGTAAGTACATAGGTAAGAAGCAGTACCATCGATGGAGTAAACGTAAGATTGCCGGATTAAATAAGTGGGAATTTTACACCGGCTCGTCAAAAGAATTAAATGCTGATATTAAAAAGTATGGAAAAGAAAACTTTGAATTTAAAATTATAAAGAACTATTTAACCCGAGGTGGATTGGTGTATGCAGAAGCAAACATCCAACACAAGAAAGATGTTCTGACTTTACACAAAAACAATGAACGAGTATACTATAATAAACAAATATCAGCCATTAAATTTATTCCAAAGGAGTGGTGATGCGAGATCATCTTGTCATATTTGATACACAAATCAAACCGAACTCTGATATTTCTCATATAGAATCTATTGGAAAGTATTTGTCAAAGCATCAACCAGAAGTTATTGTTGTTATTGGAGATTGGTTTGATATGCATAGCCTGAGTAGTTATGATAGGGGAACTAAAAATGCAGAAGGTGCCAGGTATGCTGATGATATTCAGGCTGGCATCAATGC